GGCGTTGGGCCATTCGTTCGCGGGCAGCCTCGGCATTGGCCGCGCTAAACGAGTCTTCGGGCACCTTGCCCAAACTTTGAATGCCTTGCACCTCAGGAGCAATACGTTGTTCACGCAACACTTCTGTTTGCTGGGCTTGGGCTTCAAGCGCGGCTTGGCGTTCAGCTTCGCGGCTGGCTTCAAGTGCTGCCTGTTCTTCCGCTTCGACCGTGCCCAAGCGTTGCTGCATGGCCGCGGTGCCTGCCTCGCCCATACGGGTAGCTTCTCGTTCTTGCAAGTCCAGCACGGAGCGCATACGGCCCAAGACGGTGCGACTTTCTTTGGGGCTTAGACCGGGCAAGCCAGTCACGGTGTCCACCAGTTTGCGTGCGTAATCAGGACGCTTAATCAGGTACTCGGTGTAGGCGTCAGCGTTGGGCTCCAGCTCGTTGTACTTGGCGGCTTCAATCTGCGCTTTGGCAAACTGCAACGCTTCGGGCACCTTGACTTCAACGGGCTCCACGGGCGTGGGCATAGTGCCGGGTTCGACGGGCGTAGCCTCTGGTACTTCACCAGTTTGCTCAAGCATGTACTCCATGGGAGACATTTCTTCGCGGCGCTTAGCTTCTTGCGCTTGCTTGATGACAGGGCGCAGGCGTGCCTGCTCGGCAGCCAAAGGCTTCAAGGTTTTAGACAACTCGCCAAGCTGGGCGTCAATGCCTTTGTTGAAAGCGCGGTCAGCGGTCTCGGTATCGGAGCCCTTGGCGATTTTGATCTTCTGGGCAACCAGTTCTTTTCGTTTGGCTTCGGCTTCTTCGTACTGCTGCTGAACTTCAAGTGCGTATTCAGGGGACTTTAAACGGTCCTCTTCGGCCAGTTTTTGTGCCTTACGCTCCTCGAAAGCCTGTTTGCGGGCGGTCTGTTCAGCCTCTTTGGCTTGCTCACGTTTGATTTGACCGCGTTCAAAAGCACGACCTGCTGGCGCTAACGTGCCGCCAAGCACTGCACCGCCAATCAACGAGTCCAAATACTCACTGCGCGCTTTTTCGTCTGTCAAATTCAGCCCGGCTTGCAGGCGTTCAAAGAACTGCTGACCGGCTTCTGTCAAGCCTTCTGCGCCCATGGCCTTGCCTGTGGCAAGCGCGTAGTCTTTTGCAATTTGTGCGGTGCCTTGCTTGGCAATCTGAGCGGCTGCTTTTTCTGGCAACTCTTTGCCGGCGGCAGCAAATAAATTGCGGATACCGGGCGCCATTCGGAACGACACCAAATCAAGCGCTGCCTGCGGTACTGCGGCTGCGGCGGCAGAGCCAAGCTCAGTTTCACGCAGTGTGCGGCCTTCATCAATCTGGCGGCCAAGGTTGGTACCAGTGAACTGCGCCAAAGAAGCCAAGCCCGCTGCGCCCAGCGTAGCCGCGCCGGCAGGTGCGACAGCGCCAGCGGCAATAGGTGCAACCATGTAAGGCAGTGAGCCGCCTAACAGTTCAAGACCTTTGGTTACAGGCGCTTCGCTGAACGTCTCTGTCGGTTTAAAAATGCTTCGTGCTTTGGCCTGTTGCTCAGCGCGGTACTTTTCGGCGGCGTCAATATCGGTGATGCCTGCGCGCCCTGCCAGCGCAGCAATGTCGCCTTTGAGTTCTTGGAAACCTGCTTTAGCCGCGGGCAGAAAACCGGACTCAGGTTTAGCTGCTGGCGCCGCCCCGAATGCCTCGGGGTACATCTGTTGCGCTCGTGCCCACGCTTGTGCGGGAGACTCGCCCTCCCGAATAGTTACTGATGAACCGTCTGGTAAGGGCAGATATTGAGGCATAGTTTTTTGCGAATTTTTTGCGGCTTTGAAAAAACTCAGCAGGGCCGGTCCTGCTGAGTGGGTGCTAGATTCTAGCTATTACTGGCGCACTGCACCAGTGGGGGAGTTCATCGGGGTGGGGATGCCACCTGCACCAGTGATGCCCATAAGGTACTGGTTGATTGCTTGATACAGCGCAGGGTTTTCGGCCTTGAGCGCCGTCATGCCTCCGGGCGTTGCGGCAATCTTAGCGGCCAGTGCTGGCAAACCTTTAGCTTCAGCGCTGGTTGAAGCGTACTTCTCGTATGCAGCAGCAAAGCGGGGGTCTGAACCAATGCGGCCAATTAAACGCTCTTGCGCGCCGGGCATGCCAGCCGCGGCAAGCTGCGCGCGTGCAGAGGTTTCGCTGCCTGTAATAGCTGCGATTCCGGACACCAACTGATTGCGGTACACGGCTTGGCGGTCGCCAGCTTTCTCACGAGCTTTTTCGTAGGCATCGAAGTCGCCACGCTTGTAGGCATACTGCGCGTTTTCAAGGTCGTTGCGCATTTTCTCGCGCTCAAGCGAGGCTTTCTTCAAGTCTTTGATCGCTTCGTTGTAATCAGCCAAACCGGCAGCGCCACCTTCACCAATATTTTGCAAAGCGTACTGGGATTTACCGGCCATCATGCCAAGACCTGCTTTGATGAGCGCCATGTTGAAGGCATCTTCTTTCTCACCGCCCGCAGCTTTTTCGCGCTTTTCCAAACGCTCTGTCTGGGCGGTCAATGGGGATTCTCCCACCGCAGCTTTTTGACGGGCCAAGAACGATTCTTGGGACTCAGATTTCTCAGGGGCAAACTGCTCGGCAGCTTTCAAGAAACCGGGTAAACCACTTTGCATCTTAGGCGCTGCTGGTGGTTGGTAAGGAGGCAGCTTGTCTTCTGGAGGCAAGCGATCGGCAAAAGCCGCGCCTTCTTTGGACACATCTTTTGCCGCGGTAGTTGCGGCGGCTGCCTTTTTTTGCTTAGCGCGGGCTTCGGCAATGCTCTTCTCGCCAGCCTCAAGCGCGCGGCGGTTCTCTGGGTTAAACAAACCCAAGCGTTCCATCAAAGTCAGATCGCTGTCGCTGCCGCCGTAACCGGTAAAGCCCATGCCCATGGGGTCAATGTAGTCCCCCTCAGCAAACGCAACGATACCGCCACCAGCCATGCCTTGGATGTTCTGGGCGGGGAGCTGACCAATACCCACGTCTTCAGGCATAGCCATGCCGGCGATTTCGGCGTCTGCCACTTTTGGTTGCGGCATCGCGCCTTGGCCTTGTGAGGCGGTGCGCATCTGCTTGCGGCGGTTTGACTCCGACACGGCAAGCGACAGGATGTAAGGGTCTGACTTGTGCATGTTGGCATACTGCTGCAACGCGCTGTCAGGCATACGCGAGAGTTGGGCGGTGATTTGGTTGACGTTAATCATGAGTGTCCTTACGCCATCTTTGCCACGGCAAGGTCGGCTAAGCCGGCCATCTTTTTCTTAGGTGCCTCTTTGACAGGGCCGCCTTTCTTTGCGCCCTGTGCTTTGTTGTAAGCGCCGAGCAAGCCTGCTGCGGTCGTGCCCAAGCCCGCCACTTGTGAAAACGTTGATGGTGGCGGAGTAAACAACTGGTTCGAAGTCTGCGACAACGGCAAGCCGCGCAACATGTCAGACATGTAGCTCAACTGGGTGTATGGGTACTGTTTCTGAGTCAGGAAGTCTTGGTACTGCTGATTCAAAATGTTTTGTTGCTGCTGTTGCTGTTGCGTGCCCAACTGGTTTTGCAAACCGATCGTTCCGATGTCCTGAGTGAATTGGGTAGCGCCCAAATTGCCCAAGGCACCAGCGCTTTGCAGCGCGGTCTGCAATCCTTGCAGGCCAAGCCCTGCGCCAAACTGGCGTGACTGTTCGCCGAGCTGTTGTGCGGCTTGGCCGTATTGAGCGCCCATGCCCGCGGACTGCATGCGCGCGGCTTGTTCCGCGTTGAACTGTTGCATCGCTTGGTTGTATGCTGCGTTGGAGCCCGTGGCTTGGATGTCGCCCAGTTGGGTTGCCAGATTGCGTTCGCGTTCTGCGCGCATGATAGCGTCTCGTGAGCCGCCGAAAGCTCCTGCCTGAACGGCCTGTGCCTGCTGTTGTGTGCCTGCGATGTTTGCTGCGCGCTGTGCTTCGCGTTTTTGGATGTCCACTACCTTCTGCATGTAGGGGTTCATATAGTCTTGAGCGGTGCCTTGACCTAAGAAACTGTCAGGGGTGTAGCCGTATTGGTTTGCAAACTGACCGGTGCGGTAGTCAATACCGAGAGCGCCAAGACCTGCTTTTTGCGCTATGCTTGTGGCGTTTGTTAGCTGACTTGCCGGACCTAAAGTACCCGCAGCCTCAAATGCTTGGTTTTGAAGCTTTTCAAAGCTGGCCGCACGTTGACCGGGGTAGGTGACATAGGGGTTTTTGTTTATGTCTGTCAGCCCTTCGGCCATGCCCAGCATGCGCTCGACATACGGTTTAGCGTAGTCGGGAATGGTAGTTTGCGTGATTTGCGTTTGTGTTGGTTCTGCCATGGCTCGTCCTTATGCTGGCATCAGCTTATTAGGGTTGATCTGTTTGCCTTGTTTCTTGTTGCCGGTACGGGCCATGCGCACCCGGTCCATCATTTTGTAAAGCTGCTTAGCGCCGGACTCCGAGGAACCGTTGCCCAAATGAGACACCACGTCCGCAGGGATGACAAACTCTTCGTTGGCCAAGCGGGCGGGTTGACGTCCTGCAATGTTGGCTGGAATGCTGTCGCTCATACCGTCACCGGGGCCTTTGAGCATACGACCGCCGTCAGAGAAACCGCCCAAGGAGCCAAGGCCGCCGGCGGCAAAACGAAGCACTGGCTCAAACGATGGTATCTGTTGCGTGTTGGGGTTTATTTGCACATCGCCGCCAGAAGCCATTTTGTACTCAGGGCCGGGGGCTTTGTACGGTGTCAGCGCAGTAAAGGTATCGTCAAAGTAGCGACGCTCACTGGTGTCTTGACCGGGCTGATAACGCGCTTGCAGCATGTTTGGCTGGGCTAACGGTTGGCGGTTGAATGTGTAGGGGCGAATCAACGAGTCGTTTGGCATCGCTGTGGCTGTTTGCACTTGCTTGTCAGCCATCATAGGCAGCACAGTTGCGCCGAGAATGCCAGCACCAGTTAACGCGTTGCCGCTTCCAATTGCAGCAAGACCGGCCTTAGGGTTGGCAAAAGCTTGCGATGCGCCGGCAGTCAACTTCGACGCGGCAGAAGGCTCAACAAAACCAGCAGTGCCCATTTCGCGCCCAATCTCGCTTGCCATCAATTCTGGGTTAGCGGCTGCCGCAGCTTCTGAGGCGCCCAAATTAGACAGCCCAGAACTAATACCTGCGCCGCCGTACGCACCGAGACCTGCTTGGATACCTTTTGCAAGATTGCCTGAAGCCAACGCTGTAATACCGCCCACGGTCAAACCGGCCATGCCGGCGCTCATCAAGCCAAAACCAGCAGGGCCTAAAGCCGCTCCGGCAAGAACAGGCGCCAAAGGGCCCAAGGCTTCGCCAATTTCGCCTTTGCCTTGAACAATACGTACGGGGTTGAGTGAACCTAAACCTAAGCCCATAAAAGCCTCACTATTTGGGGTTTATCGAGTCTATCATGTCAAGATGGAAGACACAAATGTAAGAGTGGCCACAACCGACGGAATCGCAGGCATGGCAAAGGGAGAAGTCTGTGCGGCATACGCTTGTAAGATGACGTTTGTGTTGCTTACCGCAGCCCACATTTCAACGGTGTCGCTGGCCTGTAGCTCAACAAAGAAGTTACACGCAGCGATGATTGCGCCGGGTGTTCCGCCGTGCGAAGCAGTTACATCAAACTTACTGGCAGTACCCATCACGTCCACATTGTTCACACGCAGCCAAATCCAAGCAGAATGAATCTGGGTGTCGGCGTTTTCAAGCTGCACACTGAACTGGTAGTTGTAAATACCGGGTTGATCTACGGCGATGCCGTCTGTACCGTCATTAGTACAGCCGTTGATGTAGTCGTTCTGGTCAAACGTAATCTGCGTAGCGGTGTTAGCCGTGAAAGTTTTGTTGGTAGTGCGCTGAATAGCCGCATACGGGGCGTTCAAATACTTCATCCCCAAAGGTGCAAGAAGCGACCCTTCAACGTTGCTGATCTGGTTGAAGTACAAACGCAAGACGTTGTTGAACTGTTCCTGATATTGTGCGCTGTACGCCGCTAGCGGCGCTAGAGGCAGGTTGGGGGGTTTTGGGGCCAGTAGTGTTGCCATCAGGTGTTACCTCTGCGGCCATCGGGCTTGATGTCAATACGCGGCGCGCCCAACTGCCAAGTTGTTCCTAGCTGCGCTGACTCACACTTAAACGCCATTTGACGCCCACGAACACGAATGTTTACTTGCCCGGTGAACTGCTCAACAGTTATCGCCGTACCGCGCACGGACTGCTGCACCGACGCAAAGTCAACCCCACCCTCTGATGCGGGAGAGTTGTACCCCGAACCCGAGTTCTGCAAAGGCAGCAGCGTCATCGTCACCGCAGGCGAGGAGGCCGTAGACCCCCGAAACGTAATGTCCGGCAAAATGCGCCAAACAAACCCAAAGTTGTGGCCATCCCCAATATCAAACTCTGAGGAAGCTATAAACGCTTCAATAGCCGTAGGTACAACAGTCTCGTTGTCGTCCACCCCTTCTTCGTGATTAACAATATTATTGCTGTAAGTTGCCGCAACAGGGAGTGGGCGAATGCCCGAATCTAACCACGCGGTGCGTGCAAGGGTGCCGTAGTACCAAATATCTTCGCCGTAGTTATACACCACGTACCTATCCACAGTAGTCGAATCCTGCGAACAGTAAAACCACCAGACTTCGTTAAAACCTTCATTTGTGCCAGAGAACACTTGCTGCGCCTGCTGCACGTTGAAGTTAGAAAAAATATATTGCCTTAAGTCGCATCGCAAGGTTTGCACTCGCCCGTCGTAGCGGTAGAACTTGTCCACCCCCATCCAGAAAACAACACCTGAAGCCTGTGTTGCAGCGTTAGCACTCACAATAGATGTGTTGTCCCCCAGCAACTGACTGCCCCAAATGTATGGAGGCCCGAGGTACTGCAAAGAATACACAGCGGTGTCTGTAAAAGTAACCACTTCTTGCCGTGTTTGAACGGCGGTGATAATTTGTGAGCCGTGCGACAAACGCAGACTGCCCGCTTGGTTGGTAATAGCCGGAGTCCACACCGCAGGGTTTTCTTGGTCTGACCAGCGCACCAGCATAGGGTCCAGACTGGTACTGCCAATATCGTTCGTTCCGAAAAACAATACAAAACGGGATGTGTCTGAAACAGTCAATAAATTCTGATACAACGGCACGTCCGCTGCCCCCGCCAAGGATGACAGTGCAATACCTCGGTTGCTGATGCTATGGCTTCCCGACTGTGTGCCAGAAGTGTTTACGTTGGCGCCGCCATAAGTAACCGATACGTTGAAGGTTGTGCCTGATACGTTTGTGACGTAGTAAACAGTGCCGGGAGTCAAACCTGTTGGGAGGGAGCCGGTAGTTTGCAAAACAATAGCCGTGCCGTTCGCAAGATTAAGCGTTGTAGAAAAAACTGCGGGCGAAGCGATAGTAACGGTGAAAGAAGCTGGCTGAATGCCGATCGCGGCGTCCCAGTAATATGCACGGGAGCCCCGGGGGCCGAAGATCAGGTTCTGGCCAAAATTGGTCTGGTTCCACAAACGCAAAGAATCCGTTGACGAGCTCCCCACGCCCCACGCACCCGTCCCCCACGCACCTGCACCCCAGCCTGTCAAGGGAACCGCGTATTCTGGTCCCGGCGCCACCTGATACGCCGCATACACGCCTGTACCGCCACCAGAACCCGTAGCACCGGCAGTTCCCGCAACAGAAATACTATATGTGGTAGTAGTCAGAACAGTTATCTCATACTCGCCGGAAATAACAACGCCATTAACAGTTTTTGAAGGGCTAAGCGTGACGTACATGCCTGTAGAAAAATTATCGGCAGCGTCAGTCACCACAACCGTGGTTGTGGTTCCTGTATTTGTCGCTGTGTTTGTAGCGTACGGGTCGCTGCCCAGCGCGGAGGTGCTGCTCAAGGGCGTTGTGTCGTAGTACGCCCCGCCATTTTCAATATAAAACTTTTTATTTGTTCCCACCCCTAGGAGGTTTAGACCGCCAAGAGTTACCCATGCCCACAAAGACCGGCACAACCCCAAAAAAGTAGCTGCCGAAATACGGTTCCACCCGCCAATTTTTTCAGGCGTACCTTGGCGAAAGCGAATCTTATCGCAGTCATAAAACCCGCCCTCTGTCGTGTACCGCGTATTTTCGCGATTAACGCCCGGCTTAAACAAGAGTTTTTGTAGCATGGCTGTATTTTCCTACTTAGGCGCGGCACTGTCCAGAGCAAGCATCATACAGCGCTTGGCGCTGTTCGAGGCCGATATAGCCGCCGTTGATTACCTTGGTCATGCCTTTGATATCGCCGGCGTCAGCAAACTTGCTCAAGTTGTTGGTTTTCCAGAACCACCCAGCGGACCGGGCGGCGTAGATTGGCTCCAACAAAAGGTCAGGGTTCGCCACAAGATCGACGCCCAAGGCTGCGCCACAGCGAGTGTAGTTGTCTTTGCCGGTCAACTGCTTGAGCCCGCGCCCGCGGTGCGCCCACCCTTCGCCAGATTCAATCGTGCCGTTGCCCATACGGTTCGAGTAAACGGCGTTGGCGATAAGCTCCGGCTTGCGGTGCAGCGCCTTGGCAAAAGCGTTGGGGATTTTCTTACCCTTTTCGTCCAGCTTGTAGCGCATAGCGCCGGGCTTCTCTGGGTCAGGTTCTTTGACCGCAAAACGGTTAGGCCACACCGCCGCCATGGTGACGTCGGAGTAGTTCAGATTCTCTTCCAGCATGGTGTAACCAGCGGACTCGTGGGAAGTCTGCGCCAAGAACGCGGCTATGCGCTGGGCGGTGTTGATCTCAAACTCTGCGCAGGTGGCGACGATTGCGTCAATCCACTTATCAGGGTCCTTGACCTTGGCGGCAACTAACATTGCACGGGTGGGTTTCATTTCTTCTGGTCCTTGGCGCGTGAACCTTGGCTAGAGCCAAGCAAGAAAGCAAACATGCCGGTCAACACGGTGCCAAAGATCGCCCCCTGTGCAACGTCAGCAAAACGCTGGTTTGTGTCAGGTATAGGCAACCAGATCATGCAGGGGACGATGATGGTGGAGAATAAAGACCACCAACCGATGAAGTAGTAAATGAAGCGACGAACGAACGGGTCGTCTGACTCCATAGCTTTGAGTTGCATGTCCGTGGCACGCTGGCGGCTCTTCTCGTCCAGCTCGGCCATGAACTCTTCGTGCTTGGCTGCCTCGGCGTTCCACTTGGCGTAGTCCGCAGGGGTGGCCTCGTGCTCGGGCTTCAAGGTGATGCCCATCTTTTCTTGCACGTAGTCCACACCCTTCTCGATCACGGCGTCCGCGACTTTTGGCATGTTGTTGGCGATCAGGCCAGAAACAATCGACATAACGGCTGGCAACATATCAAACTCCTAAGGCAATAGCGAACAACAAAACGCCTGAGCTACCAACGGCAACGGCAGCGTAGAACAGGGGCATAGACACCGCGAGGATGGCGGCAGTCGATAAAACAAGACCGAGCTGCATCAGCATGGCCGAGTATGTGTAGTAAGGCGCCTTGGCGCTCAGCGCTTTTTGTTCAGCCTCAAGTGCTTGGGCGCGCAGCTTAATTTCTTCCATGTCGGCTTTCATGCGGTCCGAGTCGGCTTGGCGGCCAGCGACCTCGTAAATCACCGAGCGCACGTTCTTGGCTTGATACCACGCCCACTGGTTGTTCGCAGCAATGATGTCCTTCATGATGCGGCCAGAGTTACCGTCCTTGAAGAAGCTGTTAACGGCAACGAGCGCGGCGAGGATGATTAAGAGAACCGCAGCGCGGCGCTTGATGATGATCTCTAGCTCACTCCGCGTCATCGGCTTTTTTTCTTCGGTCATTTTTCTTTTCCTTTTCTTCAAATCGAACGCACAGCGCTTCGGTCTTTGTCAGTTTCTTGTCCATGTACACAAGCCCCATCCACGTTGCAAAGTTCAAAAAAATCAGCAGCGTAACAATTGCAACCCACCAGTAGAACTCCTTCATAGAAGAGAAAACAGTCCCGTCATCCACAGCGCGGCCATTCCCACCACTACGGCGTACCCCAGTTTTGCCTTGAGAAGATTGTTGCGGTACTCGCGTTGCCATTTTGCGTCAATCTCTTGTTTGCGTTTCAACTCGCGGTCAAAAGCACGCTCTTCCAAAATCTGGTCGTACATTTTAAGAAACCGGCTATAGATAGACTGCAACCCAATTTCCTTGGGCGTGTAAATCATGGTCTCGCGAATTTGTACGGTCATTTGTTCAAGCTGCATTTCGATTTGAATTCGGTCTAGCGCGGCGCCTTCGATGTCTGTCGTGGTTTTCGATTCTTCCTCAAGGTCGTGACAGTATTCTTGCAACTGCCTGCGTATCTCGAAAAAGGTCTTGAGCTGTTCGCAAATCTGGTGGATAGCTTGGGTCTGGTACTCCTCGTAGGTCAGCTGCTCAACAGGCTTCGGTTTGTAGTTGATTGCGCGACCAACAGGTTTCGGCGCAGGTTTCTGAGCCGCAGGCGTATTTTTAGGCTTCTTCGGTGCAGCACCGAATAGGCTGGTAACCCATTCCAACAAACCGACGAGTTCAGAATAAATTGCTTTCCCGTCTGCAACCGCTTTTTCAACCGTAGCTTTTGCGTTTTGGATTTCAGCCTTGCCTTGAGAAAGCATTTCGCAACCGCTGCGTATCGCTGCGACGGTTGCTTGCGCTGCCATGAGAAGGCTGAAAGGGTCCACATCTTAGTCAGGCAACTGCGCCCAAGGCAAGCCGTTTGCGGTTACTGGCGCTTTTTGAGCTTCGATTTGGGAGGTTAAAGCAGCTTCCACAGCGTCTTTGTCAATCTTGCCCCACAACCAACCAAGAACTGTTTGTTCAGTCAGGGTGTCGTAGTTAACGAAGGAGTCACCACGCTCTAGGGCTTGTGTGTTCACGATAGATGCACCATAAGGCTTCTCAGGGTCATTGCTAGCCTCAGTTGCTAAAGCACCCCAATGCACTACTGTTACAAGACCATCAGAGGTTTGGCGTTCTAGGTTATTGATTTTCCACGTGATTGTCATAGTATTCCTTTTAGCAAGCCATCAAAACGCAAGGCACACAGTAAGAACCATCTTCGTATGTGCAAGTGACATTAGTTGAAGTTACTTTAGCGATTGTCTTAGCACGAACAATGTCGTCACCTTGAGGCTTGGCAGTACCGTCACCAGCAGACATAAGCAAATCACCACGAGCAACAGTAGTTCCTTGAGCAATACGAATAATCATGTCGCCTGTCATTGCCATGTTAATTTCGTCAACATTGTGTTGCTCGTCTTTAATCCAAGAAACAAACACACCAGCAACATTTACATCGCCTTCAACATCAGAAACTTTTGTCTTGTTTAATTGCTCGTTGATTGCTGTCTCATTAGTTTCAGCGTTTACATAAACGCACATTTCATCAAGGTTTGAAAGCACAGTACCTTTTAAAAGGCTTGTGTCTTTTTGACCTGTTGGTAATTGTGTATATCGAGCCAAGTGACCACCGTTATAGGAAACGGTAGAACCTGAAACAGAAATACTGCCTTCTAAAGAACTATCTTGTGCGAAATAAACTAAAACGCCATCTGATGTAAGTCTATTGAAGGCTGCAACGGTATCGTTACTGCTGACAAAGTGAGAATCTCCAGACGCTTGCAAATCAACACCAGCAACTCCAAAGTTTCTCGCTGTTTTGCCAACTAAAAATCTACCGCTGGTGTCGATACGGGCACGTTCTGCACCTGAGCTGTTCCTAAAAACTTGAATTCCTGAAGCACCAGAAGTGAAATAGTTGTCGTAGTTAGCGCCATATCCAAGAATCGTATCTGCGCTACCGCCTGCTGTAATACGAGCAGAACCAGCAACATCTAGTTTATAGCTTGGAGAAGTGACAGCGATACCCAAATTCCCACTAGCATCAAGCGTCATTGCTTGGGTGAAGGTGATGGTGTTACCTGCTGTGCCAGAGGCTGCTGTATTCCAAACATGGGTTCCATTAAATTGGTAATACCGTGTGGCATACCCGTTGGCAATATAGTAATCAGCTGTGCCGGGGTTTGAGTAAACATTATTGCCAAGACCGCCAAGACCGCTGGTATTAGAAAAAATTGAAACACCACTTTGGAACTGCATTGCTCGACTTGCGCTACCCCAAGCACTAGGCGTAACACCTAAACCTAAGTTACCAGAAGCGTCTTTATATAGTTGCCCTGCGCCGATGTTCATCACGCCTGTGCCATTAACAGTTAAGTTACCGCTAACAGTCAAACTGTTCGCTGTGGTGCTACCAACAACAATGAAATCTAAGCCGTTCCATGAAACCGTTGCGGACGCGCCCGCAGCCACCGTGACACCTGTAGTTGGCCCCACGCCAACTATCTTGACGGCAAAGCCACCAGTGGTCGAGTTAATGACCGTATATTCCTTTGACTGCGCAGGCGCAGTGATTGTGCGTTGTGCTGTGCGCGCGCCTGTACACAATAAAATTGCCTGTCGTGCTTGGTTTGCCGCCAGTGTGGTGGTTGTCAGCGTTACGTCAGCGTCTGTGTTAAGCGTGGTCGTGCCCGCGACAGCGGAATCCAACAAGTTGGTGATCGAGTTATTGACCGTGTCGCCCCACGTGCCGGACAGCTCGCCGGTTACAGGAAGTGCCAGTCCCAAAAGAGAAGTTGCTGCTGTTGTCATGTCATACCTTAAGTTTCAACCAACTCCCAGTCAGGAGAGTTGACGTTGTTAGTAACTACCCATTCGGGCGTTTGCACAGTGCCTACATTTTGCCAGTTTGTGGGGGCGCTGTCATTAATCAGCTTCCAGTACACCGCGACTGTATCGCCAACACCCCCCCGCGCGTCAACGCCCGTCAAAGCAATTGAGCGCGTGCCTACAGAAACAGTCCCCCCCGCTCCCGCCACGGATACGCCACTGAGTGAGATCGAAAGGTCTGCAAAAACTGTACCTACACTGCCCGCCGCGATGTTTGGCAGCAACGGAACAATAACTTGCCCTGCAGTACCGGCACTCAAAACACCAGACAAGGTAGAAAAAATACTTGGGGCAACTGTCCCGACCTCACCCGTAGCCTGCGCTCCAGCAGCTGCAACAGCCCTGTCAGCAATAACCGTTCCCACAAACCCACTAGCAAAAACGCCCGTAAGCGCAATGCTGCGTTCGCCAAGTGCAACAGAACCAACGCTGCCCGTCGCCACCACCCCAGAGAGCGCGATATCTTTGCTGTGGCTTACATCGCCAACCTCCCCCTGCGCCGCCACCCCAGAGATTGCAACCTGTCTGTCAGCAACAACGCTACCAACAAACCCACTTGCAACATCGCCAAGTTCCGGAACAGCGTTTGTTTCAGCTACGTCACCAGCTGCCCCCGAAGCAAGCACCCCGGAGAGGGCAATAACGCAACCAGACGTGGCGGTGCCAACTGCGCCTGCGGCAGCTACACCTGTCGCATCGAGAGTACCGCCCCAGCCATTACTCCCCCACGCGCCGTCACCCCAGCCGAGAGACATGGCCTACCTCTTAAGTGGTGGCCAAGCGTAGCAACGCAGTTGACGTGGTGTTTGAAGGCATGGTCAAAGTGAACGTGCCCGCAGTAATTGTCTGAGAACCGAACGTATGCACCGACACCGCTTTATTGCCCTGCGTCGAGTTATAAATCAGTACTGCATCAAACGCGGTTGGCAGGGTTACGTTTGTGTATGTGATAGAAGCCGAAGGCGTCCAGTACGCGGTGCCAGCAGTAGCGGAAGTGTTTGTCGCCGTAGGCGCGGTTGCGTTTGTTACAGTCACGCCGCCAGCAGAATAGTTTGTGCCTGAGACTTCGCCTGTAGCTGAATACGCGGTAGTAGAAGCGTTCACGGTGGCGGAAGCCAAATACAGCGCCGCTTTAAATGTGTCCGCGGCACCAGAACCCCGTGTAGGCGCAGTGCCGAAGTTGTGCGTAGCCGTTAAGACTTCACCCAAAAATGAAGTGGTCATCGCTTGTGTGTTGGCCATAATAGTTCCTTTTATGCAATAGATGCTGCTTCAGCGCCGACAAAGCCGGGCATCTTTTTCAGCGTTACGTGCGCTGATCGATGAACCAATTCACCGGCCAACCAGTACTCAACCCAAGTGGTCAATTCATTTTCATTATCCACCACTCCCTCGCGCTTTTCAAGCAACGAGGAATCCATCTCACCTTTTGTTGTGTTTACTAGCATTACGAAATCCTTATGATTGCCGCTGTGTTGGTAGCAGCGGGGAACTGCACCGTGAAAGTTGTCGATGATGTCTTGTCGCCGCCAAAGTCCAGCACGCAAACGCTCGGGTTTCCCGAACCTGACTTATAAATCAGCGCTCCGCGTGCAGTCAGCGCTGCGTTCCATGTCACATTGCTGAACGACAAATACACCGTGGCGTTGCCTGTCTGGTTGCCGATTGTAGGTGTCTGTGTGACAGTCAAAGTCTCGCCGCCAGCGGTATACCCGCTACCGGTAGCTTCACCCGCAGTTGTGTACGCAGCCGTGTCAGGACCAATCGAAGCTGTGCCGGTGTACAGCGCAATCTTGAATGTGTCTGTGCTGAAGTCAAAGTCGCCGTTTAGCAACCCGATCTTGAACGTGTTTGTCGCGCCTTGTGCGATAGCCATTACTTGACCCCATTATTCTGCGGCAAGGGCGCCAAGCGAGACTGCCCACTACGGTAAGCATCGCTGCGCTCCAAGCCGTTACCCAGCCGCGAGGCCATAGCAAGTGCTTCTTGATACTTGGTGTTGTACAGCGCTATCATGTCCGCTTCCGCTTTCATGTATGTCGCCGCTTCAACCAACGAACCATACAGTAGTACGGAATCAAAGTTGTCGCCAAGCCATGTACGGCCATCCGCAGCCACAGTGATCGACTCAGGGTAGTAATAGTAATGCAGCTCCACGGCGTACGTCGCATCTGGCGTAGGTCCAAGAATGAAAGACAGTTCGTCGGTAATAACAGGTGTCACATCGTTGGTTGTTGTGGGGCCAAACAACGCGTAGTACTTGGGCATCGCGGTGTCCGTTGGGCGTGGGTACGCTTGGCGAATAAAGTTAACGTCCTTGTTCAACAAAAACTCGTACGCGCCGGTGGCGTCAATGACCGCCAAAGAAAACGTCGCTAAGAAATCGTTGGGGGCGGACAAGTATTTATTGTTGGCCGTGACCGTACCCATCACGCTTTTACGCAACGATGGGAACTGAACGGTGTTGTAGATGCGCTGCTCTGCCTGTGTGATAAACAGGTTCATATCCACCGTGGGGACGGTGTTCTCCGTATAGTCAGTGATCGCAACTACAAGCTCGTTGTATGTCATGCCATCGGACCTCTGGCCATCACGCCTTTAGTAGCTGCACCGGTGCCGCGGATTTTGATGCCCGAGGTCTTAACACCGTCATAGTCAGCGCTGCGATTGTTCACCACTGACATTTCGGTTTTCTTCAACTGTTCAATGTTTGAAGGGCCGCCAACTTTTACAGTCGGGGCGCTTTTTGGTTGTTTGTAGGTAGCCATGATTAGCCTCCGCGACGACCGGTCGATTTTTGGTTGGCAATCTTGGCCAAGTTACGGCCCATCTTCAACATGTCGGCGTTGGTCTTACCACCAGCACGAAGTTTGGTCATGGGTTTGCCGGGGTGCATCTTCTTTTCGTGCTTGTGCACTGCCGAAGAAATCATTTTTTTGTCAGCCTTGATGTCGGCCTTGTCGTGTTTTTCTGCCATGTTCGACTCCTTATGTCGTTGCGATACTCACTGTACCAATTTCTACGGTCAAAGCCAAGTTATTTGGCGTAAGTCCGTTGTCGTCCAAACTAGAACCCCCGACAGGGTTCCAGCCCCATTGAATGTCTCGGCTGCCTTCGCTCTGGTAGCCTTGCGCAAGTATGTCTGTGCTATTGCTGTTGATGATCTGTAGGCCGGTTGTGCCAGAAGTCACATAGCTGCGATCAGGACGTGGGTTGCGAACACCTTGCGGGTCATCCACTGGGTACATGCCTAGCTGCAACTGCGGCTGATCTGGGTCCCAGCACTGCGGACACACCAACAACTCGTAGTTCTTCGTCTTGATAACCTCGCGGCGAAGTTCTCTGAGTTTAAAGCGCTGATCGCAGCGATCGCACTGAGCGATGCTGTACTTGCCGGACGCAAAACGGTTTCCCATTTAGTAACCACCGCCAATGAATTGCTGACGTGGCACAAAACGAACAGCGGCTTTCTCTTGATCTTCGTCAGCGGCCATCGCCCAAGCCTCGTCGTACTGCTGCTTCAAAACCATCAAACGGTCCATGCCACCGGGAACTTTGAGCGCCAAGTAGTAGGCCAGCCCTGCGGTCATGCAGGGTATAAAACGGAAGGGGACGTCCATTACATTGACACCGCCGCCGGCGTCTTGCACGCGGCGCATGCGCCAATAGACAAACTGGTAGCTCTGGGCGCCGTCAGGTGTGGGCCACACGGTTACGCGGGGGAGATTTTGCACGCTGACATTAGCGCCAGCCAAGTGGGCCGCCGCAGTCGTGCCGTTTTGACCACGGAAGACGTTGCCCAGCGTGTTGCCATCCACGTAGCCGTAGTTGATTGTCTCGGAGCCAATTTGAACGAAGCCCGCCGCCGGCAAGCTTGATGCGTTCACAAGCGTGATAGTAGTGTCTGAATCCGAAATGCCAGTCGCAAGAGTCGTTGCTGGCGCTGCCGTTTGACCATCAAGGCGCTGTACCCAAACCTGAATTGGACGAGCCTGCTGAAGTTTGTTGGGTAGGGTCGCATAGGTAGAAACACTAATGCGTGTGATTGTCAAGTCGGCTTGGTTGGATTGCTGGTTGGCTTGCGTGCGAATGACGTGTTCCAACAAATCCACGGTGTCGTTTGGTAGCGCGTAGGTGTTGAGACCCTGCACCAAAGGAATGGTGCCCTGCTCAAACGTCCACATGTTCACGCCGCGGTTGGCCCAGTCAGCGAACAGCAAGTTCAGCGAACGACGGGCAGTCTTTAAGTCATAGCCAGTGCGCAACTCCGAGCCCACGCGCTCGAACGCCTCCTCGACCAGTTCGGTCAAGTCAAGGTTGAATCCTGTGGTTCCGGAGGTGATTGCCATTTAACATTTCCATCGCGCCAGAGACGCTGCTTTACGAGTAGGTCTTCCCTTCTCGTCTTTCATTGGACCGGGCATACCAGACATACGGGCGCAAAATGATTTCTTGCGCGGACCGCCTTGGGGTTGCGGCGCCTTTAAGTTGCTGCCGGTCTCGCGGTTGTACTTGGCACGACCTTTGGCCGTCAACCCTGCTCCTTTAGAC